GTATCGGCCATGGCCTCCGGGTCATTGCCGTTTACGTAGCCGCCCAGGAAGCTGGCCCCGCTGAACATCACATCGATGGTGCTACCATCCATCGCCAGGGTCTTCTTCACCCCACGAATAGAGCCAATAACCGGCTTGAAGCCATCCTTGCTGATTGCCCAGCTGGAGAGGGAGTCGCGCAAGAAGTTGCGCAGCATGAACTCAGGTGACGCTGTGACCCCAGCCGTCAGCAGGCGCTTGGCTTTGGCGGCCACGTTGACCATGGCGCCGAACGGCTGGCGATCGAAGAAGGTCATGGCGCGATAGAGGTCCGGATCCTCAACCCGGATCATGTAGTCCTCCCCCTCCAACTTCACGGTGATCAGGTCTTTCCCGTTCTTGAGGGCGCGCCAATCCATCATGTTGGGTTTGGCAACTACCTCGATGATGCCGGTGTCAGCCAGGTTCCAAACCGTCTTCTGGGCCGCCATGTTCTTCATGGAGGCGTCGATCAGCTTGCTGGTACTGGTGAAGATGTTCTCGAGCAGATCGTTGGTGTTGGCCTCCCCGCCCTTGAGCTTCTTGATGCCGGCGTTCTGGTTGGCAACGCCCCTCGGCTTGAAGGGGGCAATAACATCGCCATCGTCAGATTCACGGAAGAAGGGGATGTACCACTCGCTTTCAAACTCAGCCCGCGCCTCTTGGGTAAACAGGCCAGCCTCCTGCGCCAGATCCAGGGTGGCGGCGTTGAGGCGGTTCCAGCGGGCCTTGGCCTCCATGAACTTGGCCTCTTTGCCTTTGCCCTGGGCTTTGAGCACAGTAATGTCATTGGCATCGAGCAGGTTCTCGCGTCCCTGAACCAGCAGTATCTCCGCCCGGTGACCAGCCATCCAGCCAAGCCAGTTGTGAAGGTCACTCCCCAGATCCGAGAAGATACCGAGCAGGGCATCTTTTTCGCCAGTGCCGGCCTTACGCTGGATCACTCCATCCTTCCACTCCGGCAGGCCATAAAGCATGGTGGCCTGCATAGAGGAGGCCGCCCCGGTCGCCATACGCGCAGCCACATAGCCGGAGTCTGCCGCGTCAGTTATGCCTGCGGCATCCTCGGCATACTTGATGGGAGCCAGGGCATCGAGCACCTCGGTGTTGGCCTTCTTGATGAAACGGTCCACCCAGGAATTGACCACTACGCGATCCACTGCGCGCAGCTTGTCCAAGTTGGCCTTGGTTTTGTCGATAACATCAGGCTTTGGCCCTAGGTTGAGCTTTTCCATGGCCTTGTCTGCGGCGGTGGCCGCCTGACTCATCTTGATGCCACCCTTCTTGGTCGGTGGCTGCGCCTCCTCCTGGCTGAACTTCTTGCCTCCATCGGGGCCGTCGTCATCAGGGCCTTTGCGCTTCATCTTCTTGCCCAGCCCCTCGATAAGGCTTCGTGTCTCGGCTGCGGTAATGCCCTCTGGCACAAAACCGATGGCGCGCAGTGCCCGAGTAATCCAAGCAGCCACGCTATCCCAGCCACGGCGCCAGGCGCTCTGCTCCAACTCTGCAAGATGGGCAACAACCTCCTCGGCCTTGGTACCGATGTCCTCGTCGGCATAGTGAGTGTCTACCCAGTCCCACACCGCCTTCATGCTTGGATCTTTCTTGGACTGGATCAGGCGGCTCATCAACTTGGTGTATTCCCCATCGCCAAGCACGTTGGCCAAGCCATAGTGGGCCAGCACTTCATGCCGGAGGATCTCGCGCATCCGCTTGGGGTCTGAAATCGTATCTGCGGCCACATGCAGAGTGCCGCTATCGTCATCAAACGCTGCGCGCCGGATCAGACCCTCTTTGGCATTGAGCCCCAGAGCCTGCTCAAGCTCGCCTTGGGTGGTGTGGATCTGCACATCGATACCATTCGCACCCTGATACCGTTTGAACCAATCCTTGGTGATCAGTTCAGACTCCTTTTTGGATAGATGCTGTGATGGCTTATCCCCTTGGGCCATGGCCTGCTTGGAGAAGCTGACCGTTTTTGCCGATTTAATCGTGGGCTGGTTGGCAATAGGCGATGTAGTGTCTCCTCTCTTCACCCAGCGTTTGAATTCCTCCACCGGCATAGCCTTGATGGAGCCCAACCCTTCCCAACCCTGTTCGTAGTTCGCTAGATAGCCGGCACGGGCAGCCTGCTCATCGGCAAATTCCATCATCACTTTATGCTCGTCAAACTTGCCGGTGCCGGGGTCCACCTGATCCACCACATAGACCATCTCGCCATCTGGCTGATCACCAATGAACACATCAACGTGATCACCGTCCGCCCCTAGGGTGCGTTTGATGTAGCCGTAGTCATGGACCATGGTTGACTGCCACGCCTTGCCATCCCGATCGGTACCGGAACGGATGGATCCCCTAGGGTTCTCAAGCGCGATTTCCAGTCCCTGCAGCTTGAGGTGGCCCTTCTTGTAGTTCCCCGCCTCCTTCTGCGCCTCGGTGGGCTCCGGCGCTACGTCGGCACGAGCAGCTTCGAGCTGCTGCACCGGCTCACTGGCGACAGCCATGGCGAGCTCCCGCACCTTGGCCACAGACGCCTTGGCCACCAACATGCCATCCCGCCGTGGGATAGCCTTCACCCCGCTATCCTTGGCCCACTGCATGATGGCGGGCACCTCCCCCCTCAAGGTCAGGGTACCGTCAGGGTTATCGACCATCTCTGTCCAGGGCGTCGAGGTTGCGGGCCCAGAAACAGCAACCCCGGCATCAGTGGCCGGGGTTGTCAGTGTTGGGTCATTCTGCTGCTGTCCATCTGGTGCAGGTAGAGCAGGAGGGAGATCTGTCGGATCTCCGGTTCCAGTTCGCTTGGTGAGTCCGGCAGGGGCTGTTCCAGTGCCCGCTGCAGCTGGTTCGCCTGCGCTAGGCTGATCACCTTGTCGTTCACTGCCGATTGCAGGTACTGGGACAACTGGCTCATTGCTGACCTCTGCTTGTGGTTGGTTGGCGGGGATCACCTCGCGGTATCCGGTATCGATAGCTGACGCGAGTTGCTGCTGGTTGGCATTTGCCTGAAACGGGGGGGCCGCCGCATCATCACCGACGTCTTTTGCTGTCAGATCTGACAATTGACCCAGCTCTCCGGCATTGATGTCGCTGAGCTGTGATTCGACAACGCCTTGTTGAGGGGCTGTGTTTACGGGGTTGGATGGCGTTCCACGCACCTGTTCCACTTCGGCGATCTCGGCCACGCCAAAGCCGCCGCCATTGAGGGGGACCGGGGTCTCCTTGCCCTTGCGGCTGGCCATGGCAGCCTCTTTCTCGCTGGCAAAGGGCTTGCCTTTGCGGGTAATGCGCAAGGTCTGGAGCGGGCCAAAGATGCTGTCAGTCTCAGCGCCGACCGGCACATCTCCCTTCATCTGCGTAGCATCGGGCTGTCGCTGATCGCTGCCATAGATCACATCGCGGTGCGGGAGCTCGGTGCCAACCTCGCGCCCATCCCCGTCAATGGTCGCCCTAGGCAGCGCGATATTTTCTTGCTCCGCAACCGCTTCGGGCGGGAGCAGATCCCCCTCCTGCCCGCTCTGCCACCGGGTGCGCTCGCTGCCTCGAAACTGAGGACCGGGTCCGGCCTGGCGATCATCGTGGTCACCCGGCGCGGCCACCCCGTCCCCTTTGTGCTTGGCATTGGCGTCACCGGCAAAGATCACATCTTTGAGCGGCAAGGCAGGGCGCTGCCCCTCCACCGCCACCTGCAGGGCGCTCTTGTTGCCAGCAAAGGGGTCAGTCCCCAGCTCACCACCCTGCACACGCTCATAGAGGCTCTTACCCTGCTCACCCCCCTGGACCTGGATAGTCACCAGCTCCTGCACTGAGGGGCCAAACTCACCAGCCAGGGCACGCTGCACCTCGCTCTCTGCGGCAATGCCCTTGAACCGGTCAGCAGTATCGTCCTGTCGTAGGTATGCTGGCACATCCCTCATTTCGTCGAACTGGCTTGGGCTGGGGCCGAGTGGGTTTTGCTCGCTGCTTGCCTGCTGTGGATCCGCCAGACCATCCACGGCAGCGGTCAGATTAGGCTGCACCATCTGATCATGCTCAGTGGTCGGAGTAAGATCAGCTGTAGGCATGGGCTCCGCAGCTGGAGTAGAAGCCCCATCATCCATCATCACCGATGCGGGGTCAGCGAGCGGATCTTTGGTGCCCTGCTCCTGACCACCGGCATGCTTACCGCTTCGCAATCCACCAACCGCCCCCACCGCTCCGCCGGTACCCATCCCGATCATGCCGCCTTCGAGCGCACTCGACACCACGCCTTTCATCGGGTCGATGTCGGCAGCGGCTACCTCGTTCAGCGCCTCGTTCACTGCGTATTGCTGAGTACCCTCTTCAAGGGTCTCACCGATCCCCTCGCCAAGCGCCCCTTTGGCAGCCCCTTTCAGCATGCCGCCAGACGCAGCCTTACCTGCCAGCATCTTGAACAGCATGGCGTCACCCATCATGGACCCCATGGCAGCCGCGCCCCAGGTCTTGGCATCGCTCATGGTCGCGCGACTGGCAACGTTGGCCGTCTCCTCCCGGGCCATTGCCAGCTTCTCCTCGTCGGAGAGGTGTGCCGTTTGCTGATCCTGGTCGATGCGGGTGAAGGATTGGCGGAAGGTGTCGCTCGCTGCCAACTCGTCATAGCCCATCGTGAGCACGGACTCTTTGGCGTTCACCCCCGCACTGCCAACCGACCCGGTCGCACCAGTGGTGACGGCTGCGCCGGTGGCAAGCTTGGAGACGGCCTTGGCTGCTACCGCCTCGGCAACTTCCTTGGTCGCTCCACGTTTGACCATGGAAGCGGTGACAGCGCGGCCAATTGAGGCTTTAGCAGCCAAACCAGTGACTCCACCTGCCGCCAGGGTCGGCAGCAGGGATCCAACCCCTTGCGCCATTTTCATGGCCCAGACATCGATATCCCCCGAGCCATCCCCCAAGGTCAGGCGCCCGTCAGGCGTTTCATCAACCAGTCGGCGGCTCATGGCCTCTTTGGCATCTGGGCTCATGCCTTCGGCAAGTGATTCGGCGCCAGACTTTGCCAGGTCACCCGCCCCAGCAACGAAGTCCAGCACGGGACTGAGTTTGCTGGCCAAGTTGGCACGCGACTGATCCAGGTAGTCACCTCCCTGCTTGCCGGCATTCTCTTTGCCAAATTCGCTGGCTTGACCGGCCAACTCACCGATCCCGCCTACCAGATCCAGCGCGCCAGCACCGACGCCGCGGGCAAGGTCGCCAAGCCCCACATCAAGATTGCGAGCTGGGGCGGCGGTGGAGAGGGTCTGGGCGGCAGAGGTGGCAGACAGGCTGCTATCAAGGTCGCCCCAAAATTGATCGTTACGGGTGTCGGATTGTTGCGGCTGTGGCAGGGCGTCACGCAGTCCAGGCTTGTCCATGGTGTCCTCGGCTTTCGGGCAAAAGAAAAGCCCCGAACGGCGAACCGATCAGGGCTTTGTAGGATGGGGCGGCCAGCATGCAGACTGACCGACTATGGGGAGATGCTAACGCTGGGAGTGAGTTATGGCAACTACTGGCGGGCCTGCGCCAGACTCATTGCCTGATAGGCATTGGTCTCTGTGTCACGTAGTCGGTTCGCAGTGACAGTGGCCTGCTCTGCCGCCTTCTGCTTGGTTGCCTGCTGGCGCCACAGCTCAAAGGCGGTGTTCATCCTGGTCGGGTTATCCAGTAGGCTGCCCAGCTTGCCATGCTGGTTCGCCTCTTTGATGAACTGGAGTCGGTCAGGATCACCGCCAGTCCACTCCTTGATGGGTGCGCTGGCAACCGGTTCATCACGCTTGTTGGTCATGCCATAGGTGTCAGCCAGCGCCGCCTTGCTCTGCTCCAGTTGGGCGTCCAGTGCTTCCAGCTGCATATCCTTGTCCTCTGCATTACTGGACGAGATCCGCGCCCTGTTCTGGCCGTGTTGATTCTCAAGATCGGTCACCGCCTTCTTGTAGCCAGTTTGGTCTGGGCCTGCGGTCAGCCCAAGTGAGGTGCGCAACTGATCAGCATTACCAACCATGTGCTTTGCCAAGGCAGCACGCTGATAAGCTGGCTTCAAAAAATCATTGATGGGTATCACTTTGGGGTGATCGTCAGGAGATGAGGTGCGATTACCGGTAACGGGGCGAACATCGGTGCTGCCGTCGTCATAAGTAACCGTAACCCCCAGCACAACACCGCGCCCATCTGGGCTCACCATGATGTTGCTCAGTTGCTTGCCAGTGATTGTCTTCCCGCTCTCCGGGTCGATATCCCCAACCCCTTTGGATACTTCGTCCCGATAGATAGTACCCGCAGCTTTGATGAACTTCGGATCATTGATGAGTGCATGCCCTTCAGGGGTTGAAGGATCTAGCTTGCCATCCTGAGCCTGGCGCACCAGGTTGCCCGCATAGGTGACAAAGGTCTTGCCGGCCTCTGCATATTCCGGCTCGAGGTACCGCTCCGGATTGAATGAGCCGGCCCGTTTGTCCCGCACGACAGACCAGAACTGCTGCCCGGGATCCTTTCCTTCTGAAACCGCCTGCCAACCAGATTGGATGATCGGCATGTTTTCCTGTTGGAAAAGCTGCTTGTCTCGCTGTTCCGTCTGCCACTGATACTCCTGCTGTTGGCGGGCCTCGCCGGCAGAAGCCCGGCGTTCAGCCGCATTTGCCCGAGCTTCAGCCGACTTTGCTTGCCGCTCATTAAGCGCGAACTCTTTCTCGTAACGGGCATCCCCAAGGCCATCCCGCTCTTTGGCGTAATCAACACTTTCTTTATACCGCTGATCCGCAACCTTCTGGCGGCCCTGCTCGTTCTGCCACATGGCATCCCGCAACCCCATCTCCTGGTCCCTGCGTTCGTCTTCTTTCTGCCCTCGCTGATACCGGTCCATTGTGCTGAACCCAGCCAGAAAGCCCTCTGCCAATCCTGAAACACCCATCCCCTACTCCCCCTTAAAACAGGCTGTCTGCCAGAAAACCAACACCTGCACCAATGGCAGTGCCGATTCCCGGCATAACCATCGTGCCCACTGCCGCCCCCGTGCCTACTGCACTCATCGTCTGCTGCTTACGAGCTGACTTGAGGTTTTTGTTGGCCATCTCTACCTCTTCTTCTCGGTTAGCCGCATCACGCAGCCCAGCCATTCCCTGTTGGCGCGTTTGGGCGCCAATGTCCAATATCCCGTACCCCATTACATACCCCCACCGGTTTTGATTGCCTCACGCAACCCGGCATCGGCGCCGGTCAGAATGCCCATCTGGCGTGCCTGTTCCTGCTCGCGCAGGCCGTTTTCAGTACCGGCGGTCATCAGGGACATGCGCAACCCCTGGCCGTTGTCGTCGGCACTTTGGTTCGTGGATACCCCCATACGAGCCATCCGGTTATCGGTGGCTTGCTTGGCAGCGGCCAGAGAGTTCTGGTTGTTCAGGTCTACCCGGCCAAGCTGATTCCGTAGCAACTGGCCATTTGTCGCCAGTTCCATCAGTTCCTGTTGCTTTGGGTAGAACCTGTTTTTCCAGTCCTGGTAGCTATCCCTGGTGATCGTGGCAAATTTGTCTGCGGCATATCCCATGACTAACCCCTTAATAACCTTTGTTCTGCAGCACAGATGCCGTGGGGCTGATCTTCTTGCTACCAGCTGCAACGGGTGCTTTCATCTGTCCAAGGCCATACGCAGTAGCACCGCCAGCCAAAGTACCGACCAGGCCGGCGGTCGCCTGCTTGTTTTGAAAGGAGGTCTGGGCATCATTGGTGGCCTTGCGCAGGCTGGTGTTTGCCACATCCCCCATACCAGCAAGGGATTCAGCCTTTTGGCCCGCGCCAATGCTCACCACATCTTTGAGCCCGGCCACGAACTTGTCTTGCTGGCTGGACTGGGCCCGGTTGGTCGTGTCGGTCTGGCTCAGGGCTTGATCGGTTTCCAGTGCCCCCATTGCCTCTTGGTACTTGCCACTGGTTGGGTCCACCCCGCCCGCCGCAAGGCTGTCAGCTAAGCCAACTCGAGCATCACCAAAGGCCTGTGCAGTACCAAGTGCAGCAGTCCCGGCAAGTTTGTCGTATTGCTCTTCATCATTGAGGTCATCCACTTTGTCCATGAAGATGTCCTCATATTGCTGCAGGTCATTCTTGTAGATGTCCCACTGCTCTGTGGCCACATCTGCCGCAGCCTTCTGGGCCTCGGTTTCCTTGATCTCGTTTGAACCACCCTTACCCATCACCCCACCTCACAGGTTGATCTGAAATACATACAGGCCATCAGCATCGTCAGGCTGACGATCCCACCCCATCTTGGGCGCCACTTTGAGCCACCCTTTGCGCGCCGAGTGGAAGCGCAGCCAGCGAGCGCCTATCAGGCGAGCCAGCCGCTTCACCTCAGGCAAGTGCCGCTCCGGTGCTCCACCATCACCCCATCCGATCCACACTAGAACCCCGGTAATGCCCTGCTCCACCACCGGTTTCAGAACAAAACCATCTGCGCCGCGCACAAACAAAAACGCCACCCCGTTACGGATGGCGTCTTGCAGTTCGACGGGTAGGTCTGGGTTGCTGGTGTCCCTTGATATGCGTAGGAGTGGACTCAGCATCAGAACAGGCCCATCAGCCAAACACTGCCACTCTCTACGTACTGCTCGGAAATGTTGCTCACGCTACCGTATGGGACAATCTCGAAGGTGATGCTTGCATTGATATTCCCCGGGATAACAAACGCCTCCTGCAGTGATACCCGCATTGGTATCCGGTTTATGCCAGCAGGGTAGCTCCCTTGGTACATAGATCGGCCCTGTTCCACCCCGTTCATCTTGCAGATCAAGATGATCCCGATGGTCCCGGAGCCAGAGACAACCGCATTACCGGCAATCGGCTTGATGCATACAATGTTGCGGGCGCGCTTGTAGGCCGCAATGCTGAAATTCCCCGACGGTTTTATCAGCGTGGTGACATCCCCAACTATGCGATCTGCATCCAGTGTTCCCCTGATAATGCAGTTTTCGTTGATCGTTACATTGTTCAGCACACCACTATTCGCGTTGACGGTACCGGTAAATGTCCCATTCGCGGCATAGAGGCGATCGGTATAAATCGAACCGTCTGCATAGATGATGGTGTGCCATGTCCACGACCAGCCGCCGTATGGCCCCCCTTTACCAAAGCCGGCCGCCCCCCCTGACATGTAGCCATTACCCATGTCGATCACTGCACCACTAATAAATGGCGCAGACAAGCTCACGCCTGCCTTCACATAATCGGCGGTGATCTTCTCTGAGTTCAGGATCTGAATGGTGGCCTTGCGGATAATGGCTTCAGCGATGACCACCTGCCCATTGTCGATCGCAAAGAGCGGTGCCATCGGGGTTGCGCTATTGGGGTTGAACACAAACACCTGGCTGGCCGACATAGCGATTTGGCTAGTGCCGTCATTCTTAGCAACGATGCCAATACCAGCCTTAATATCACCGGCTTGCGCCTTAGCAGCCCACATTGCCTGGGCCCCGCCTTCAAGGGTGGAAATAGCCTCGCTCTGCTGCTGCACGGCTGCTTCCAGATCGCCAGCCTTCGCGGTGACAGTATCTATGCGCTTGCCGAGAGCTCCATCGGCGGTTGCCCGAGCCTCCGACTCACTGGTTATTTGGCCAGTCAGCTGCTTATCTGCCGACTTGAAGTCAGAAGTAACCTGTTCAATCACCCGCGATAGAGCTCCATCTGCATCAGATCTGGCTTGTGCCTCTCGATCTATCCGCCCGGAAATAGCACTATCGGCATCCTTGTAGGCCGCTTCCTGTCGGGTTACCCGCTCTGATAGCGCAGAGTCTGCATCGCTTCTTGCTCTAACCTCATCAGATACGGCGGAATTGGTGACCTTGTCAGCCGCTTTAAACCCAGCATCTACAACGCTGATCCGCTGAGACAAGGCTTCGTCTGCAGTGGATCGAACCAACTGCTCATTGGTGATCTGCGCTTTGATGTCTGCATTGGCAGCGCCGAACTCGGCCGTCAGCTGCTCGACCGTTCTCGCTTGTGCTTCCTGCTGGTTGGCAAGCGTGCTCTGTTGCTGAAGGATGACACCGCGAGCCTTCCTGTTCTCCCGATCGCGCTCATCGCCAGCAAGTGCGCCCTCAACCTGACTGATAGCCCCGACATCGACCTCGGATTCCATCTTGTCCTGGCGCTGGCTGAGCGACTCTTCATTGCTGACCACCACACGCTGCAGTTCGGTAATGCTGGCCGAGTTCTCTCCGACCTTCACATCAATGGTGCTGATCCGCTCACCAAGCGCTTTGTCGGCATCAGCCAGGGCCTTGCTCGACTCGGAGAGTGATGCAGACAGCGCGGTATCAGCGGCCTTGAACTCGGCATCGACAGTATGTATCTGCTGGGCCAGCGCTTCGTCCTTGGTGGTCCTGGCCAGCTCTTCGGCCGAGATCCTCGCATTAGACTCCTCAAGCTCGCCGCTGAACTGGGCCACAACCTCGGTTACCCGTTTCGATATCGCCTCATCAGCGGTGACCCTGGCCGACCCCTCCTGAGAGATGCTGGCGGCCAGTTCTGCTGTGGTAGTCGATAGCTCGGCGGCCAGCTGATCCTGCCGTAAAGACAATGCCTCATCTGCTGACGCACTCGATTGCTCCAGCGCCTTGATACTGGCGTTCGCCTTGGCATCGCCATCCTTGTAGTCGGCAGTAATGTTGTCGATACGCTGAGAAAGCGCGGAGTCTGCATCTGAGGTCACTTTCTCGACGGTAGAGATCCTGGCTTGGGTGGTGGCATCCTTCGCTTCAAACTTCACATTCATGTCCGTGATGCGCTGGGCCTGAGCCTGCTGCTCAGTCAGGATCACCTTCTGCTCTGTGCGGATGGAGCCAAATGCTTTCCTGCTCTCCCGTTCCCGTTCATCACCCGACAGGGCGCCCTCTATGGTGGCAGATGCATTGTCATCATCCTGCCCACGCTGCAGATCAAGCTCTGCGGTAATGGAATCAAAGCGACCGGCAGTGATGCCGCCGTCATCCTCAATGATCTCCTCGAGCGCCTGGATCTTGGCCTCTGAATCACCCGCCCTCACCTCGAGGCCACTGACTCGCTGAGCGGTAACCCGATCACTCTCAGCAGTAACCCGGGCGAGATCGGTGATGCTCGCCTGCAGCGTTTCATCCCCCTGCTTAACCTGAGCAGTCAATCCATCAAGACGCTGCGCCTGTGAACTCAGCTCATCGGTATGCACTGTCAGCTTGCTTTCAGCGTTAGCCAGCCGTTCGCCCTGGGCATCTACCTCTTGCTGTGTGGCCTTCTGGCTCAACTCCCCTTTGGTGGCGTTGAGTTCTTGCCCGATCTCGGTGACCTTCTTCTGCTCTTCGGTGAACTCGCCCTTGGTAACGGTCTGGCTCAGGCTGGCATCAAGGCCATTGATGCGCTGTTCTGCCTCAGTGATGCGCTTGCCCTGGCCATCAACGGTGACATTGTCAGCCTTGCTGGTTATCTGGCCGGCTACGGCATCCAGTCCTTGATGTACTTCGGTGATAGAGGTGTGCAGCTCATCTCGCACTGCATTGACGGCATCCATCGTGATGCTGCCCGTCTCGGGATCGACAACGAACACCGCGTCGCGGAACGAGTCAAAATCACCTTTGTACTTATCCAGCTTGGCATTGAGGCGATCTTGCACCAGACCAATTTCGATGCTCGAGTTTCCTAGTTGCTGCTGTGCATCATCCAGCAGGTCCTGAGCAACCTTCTGCCGCTCATCCAGTCCAGCCAGCTCCTGCTCGATACTGGGGATCTTGTTCTCGATGGCATCAACTTTGGGGCGGATCACCTCAATTTCATCGACTTTGGGTTTCAGGATAGTGACATCAAGCTGTAGCTGTGGGACAGCCTCAATGGGCTTGAGCAGCTCCTGTACGAGATGACTCTTTTCTATCTTGCCCTGGAGCTCGTCCAGAATGTCCTGCACATCCCGGCTGGTTTCGGCCACAACACCATTCACGCCCTGAAATGGGCCACGGTCATCCTTACCGTTTACAAAGCGCACCCAGTAATAGAACTTTGCCCCCTTCCCAATCGCATCAGAGAACAGGTTTGCAGATGTTGTGCCTACCAGCACTGCATCGGCCGGGTTGTCTTGCTCTGCCCGCCAAATCTCGGCATGGGAATGCCCCCGGTACCGCGGCGAATCCCACTCCACCAGGACAGTGTGAAAAGCACCATTGGCGATCACATTGACCGGGGCATGGGGAAACTCCATCTGACCAGGAGGGAAAAGGTCTGGGTTCTTGCCGGGGACATATACGCCACCAGGACCTGGACGCAGAGTAGACAAACCCAAGGCGGTCAACTCCCGGAAGGTAACAGCCTTGTCGAGCCGGTCACCACGCTGCCCAGTGAGTAGCTCTACGTTTTCAGCGGTTGCGGCTTGGTCCCGGCCGGCGCGGTATGCGGGTTTCTTGGCCATCAGTTCACCATCTCCGCCATGCTGCTCGCGAGGGTGATGCGACTCACCACCGAGGTACCGAAGACCTCTATCTGCCAGAGCCGGCCGCGCACAGGGGGCAACCTGAATGCCCCGGGTACCAGGTTGCCAGGGGACAACTCCATCACCTGCTCCCCGTCAACAAACAGCCTGATCCCGACCAAGCCAATGTCTTGAGCCAACACCCTGCAGCTGCTGAACGATGTTCCCTCGGGCGTCATGAAGAGTTTGGATCGCCACACGAACTGGCCGTTGCTGGCACTGCCGCCGCGCCAAATCTGCAAACTGCGGCCCTTGGCCACGAAGAGGGAATCGCTCTCCATATCAGATACCGCGGCATTCCACCTGTTCGTCAGCTCACGGATATCGCCACTTTTGGGGTCAAAGATGAATGCGTGGGTATCAGTTAGGGCCACATACTTGCCTTCGTGGTGCCATGCCCGCATGGTTTCCGGTTTCATGGCGCGCCACTGTTTCCGGGTGATCACCTGCTCGGTGACCACTTGCCCGCCGTTGGCGCCAACGCCTACCAGCCCATCAGGAGAGGCATAGAGCACCACCCCATCCATGGCGACCATAGAGCGCCCGCTGATGCAGGCCTGTGGCAGCTGGCTCAGCTTCTGAGTAGTTACAGAAGCCGGGCTCACACCCTGTGCCAGATAGGGGTATCCCTTGGTCCCAATCACCAGAGTTGTGTCGATGGCGGCGATCGCAACGATGTCGTGCTCTGTGGTCAGCCGGTACTTCTCCGGCCAGGCATAGGGTAGATACGGCTCGCACAGGTAGAGGGAGTTACCAGCAAACCCGGCACACATGCCGTTGGCCATTTGGCAAAGCCCACGCAAGCCATCGGGCGGCATGGTGTAGCCGTAAGTCTCCAGCACGGCGCCCAACTCCCCATCCGCCCGGTTATCGACAAACGACGCCTGAGCAATGGGGATTTCGGCCACCAGCAGGTAATCGGCGATTCCGCCACCGGACACAGACCGGTAAATCCGGCGCTTGGTGATGTTGCTGTTTTGGGATGTCGGCTGAGTCAGCAACAAGGCAACAGACGATCCTGGGATCGTGATTGTTGCTTTTCCACTTGCCGGCCCAGGTGGCCCCTCCTCTCCCATCGCAGTCACGAAGGTGTCCACATAGAAGCGGGTTTCGTCATCAATGAGGTCGTCATCGACACCACCGGATGGCGGCGTAATTGCGCCCACTCCAACAGGAACACCTGGGGCAGGAATGCCAAGCCGGTACCACGCCGTTGGCTTGTTGGCTCCGCCGGTGGCGATCTGGGCATGAGTCACCTTGGGGTATTCACCGTCCGTGTAGTAAACCCGGCCGTATGGATCCTGGGCAATTGGCGAGCGCATGGCCTCCACCACTTTGTTCCAGGCGAACCAGTGCTGGCCATAGTGAAAGAGCGTGGTGGGCACGATAGGCAACTCCACGCCCGCGCTGGCGTCATCCTCCAGCGGGGAGATAACGCCATGGTCAAAATGGCAGTCACAGGCAATCACGGCGACTTCATCAGACAAAAGGTGTGGCTCCACGCGCGGCATAGTTCCTCGCATGGTGACGATATCGAGTACGGGCATGGGGATCTCGGGGAGGCAGAAACGAAAAAGCCCCACTCGGGAGAGCAGGGCCATGATGGGTAAATCCTAACGCCGGGCGCGCCAGGAGGCAAGCTCTGGACTCATGCCCACACTCGCACGGGCGTATCGGGGTAGAGCCGCAGGGCATCGAGGGCAGTGGCCAGCGCCTCCGATGTGGTGCGCACGTTGGCATGGTAGCCAGGGACTGGGGCTGTCACCGGCACCTGCTCGCCCTCCACCATGGTGGTCTCGCCGGTCGGCGCATAGATGGTGCCGATCACATCGAGCGCGGCGGCAGGATGATAGAGCGCCCCGCCGTCGGGATCCTGGCTAAAGCCCGCCGCCTTGAGGGCCGTGGTCATGGCAGACTTGCTGCCGGCCTTGAGGTAAAGATCAATCATGGGCCTTGTCCTTCCAGAAATACCAGCCGCCCACGCGGCAGGCGGCCCAGAACAGCCAGGCCATCACCGGCTTGCCCTGGGCAATCATGCAGTGGCGCAAGCGCCTGTCAGCCTCGGCACGGGATACCGTGCCCTTGGCACCATAGTCGTTATCGTGCTGCTTGCAGCAGCGCTTGGCTCCCGTGGTAACGGAGCCAAGCCCCGTGCAGTAGTGGCGGGTCATGACGTGGCAGCCTGACACTGAATATCTGTGAGTGGTGAGTTCCAGATAGTGAAGTTGCGCAGGTGGCCATTCAGGCAGCGGTCAGGGGTCAAGGCATAACCAATCCGCAGGATATCAGGCATTCCTGGGGCGTTTGGGGATGCTGTTATCGTAGAGCCGACCTTCGCACCGTCTACGAATAGATCGCACACATTGCGGTTAATGCGGTAGCACACGCGGTATCTGCGGCGCGGCAATACAGGAAATGAATGGGCGACACCAGGGCCACGTAAAACTCGCCACGTTCCCGGCGCATCAATCCGTTGCATGAAGTTACCAAACCCGCCGCCGCCGCTATAAAAAATGCTATGTGATGAGGGGGAAACGGGGAGCCCAACCGTATCGAACTCAACTGCGATAGTCAGTTCCTGCCAATCAGCAAGCGGGTGCATGTTTCCTGGCCACGGGATGTCACACTTAGTTGTCGCCGGACGGGTTGTTTGCGCTGATGTGGCATTCTCGATGTAGGGTGTGGCGAATGGCTTTTGCTCCACCTGAATGCGGCGATAGGTCAGTGTCCCCGAAGAACCAGGATTGGCGCCAAATGGATAAATGCGAAATAGCCTGGTGGAGGGGCTTGAGAAACTCCTGGTACATTCAACGCGCCAATAGCTCCCCATATCCAACACATCACCCGCGCCAGCCCCGGAAACTGTGGCATCATTCAGTGATATATCAATGCCTGTTGCGCCTGCAGTCATCCCATAGGCGCGAATCCGAAGGTTCATCCCGGCCGTTTTTTTGATGTCCAAGCTGAATGTGTAGGGAGCGTCCACCACAGCTATCCCAGCAAAATCCTTATAAATTCCTTCCGTCTTAGATGGATCTCCGCTACCGGACACAGTCCTCCAACCTTGTTCATCAGGCGCGGAGTGTACCAGCGGACTACTGGCCAAAGCACCTTGGCTTGCTGGCCAATCGATTGACTGCCCCCCAACGTTCGTAGACTGATCGAAAATGGCCAGTCCCTGCTGATCTATGGCCATTTCACCCGCTGGCACGGTTACCAATCGCCCCGACTTGTCGATCATGGTCTGGGCACCCAGGCGCTCATAGGTGACAAGCTGGGCAACCGGGGTTGTACCAACGAGCACGGGAGCCCCCTTGCCATGCTTCATGCGTCCGTCAGTCGTGAACGGGATTGATACATCCGGCGTAGGCAATCGCGCCGCCAGCACTGCACTTGTTGCCGCCGCCGCGCTGGCCGCCGCCTTGTCGGCCTCCACCTTGGCGCGGGCTGCTTGACCCTCCCCCTCGCTGGTAACCCGCTTCCACGGGATCGCGGTGTGCTTGGTGCCATCCGGGGCGGTTATCTCGATAGTAGCCGCATCACTGGTCAGCAGTGCCTGGAAAGCATCACTCTGCTGCTGATATGCCCCCAGGGTGGCGTTCAGTCGGCGGGCAAACTCCGGGATGGAGTCTGTCCGAGATGTGTCGATGGCATAGGCCTTACCGGTGACGGTATCTCCACGGTAAGCCTCTACCAGGTAAAACACCGAGTTCGACTCCGAGTAGTCCACCTCATACAGGTCTACAGCAGTGCCAGTCACCATCACCAAGAGGTGCCCTTTTGCTGCAGCATTCTTCGGATCGGCAAAGGTGGTACCCGTGCCCACCACCTTCTTGCTCCCTTTCGTGACGGCAATGGTGCCGTTACGCTTCCACACTCCAGCCATACAGCCCCCTTACTGCCCGGTCACGCGAGAGAAGCCTTCGGTCTTGCGCTGCTCCATGTTGGCATCAACCTGGGTCTTCTCACCGAGTTGCTGCAGGTAGGCGTTGTAATGACCCACCGCCCGATTGGAGTTGGCGCTGTATTCAGAGTCCTTCGAGAAGGCCCGGTACATGATGAAGTCGATCAGCGGGTTGATGTAGATGTCATCCAGATCAGCCAACGCCGGGGTACCTGCGCTCTCGACATCCGTCAGCACCTTGGATTGCGGGGCAACGGAGTAGATCACATCCACTTTCACCGTGGCAGCTGGGCCAGGGTAGAGATAGAAATTCTTGGGGTCACGGTCGTCATAGGTGTAGGCCGCCACACTGGTGCCATCCTTGCCCGCATGCCAGTCCGGATAGCTGTCATCCAGCGCACGGCGCGGCACGAAGCGGATCACCTTGCCATCGGCATTGCGAAGTACCTCGATCAGCCTGAGGGCATCAGCCGGCAAGCTCTGCTTGGTACCGGCGACACAGTTAAATTGCACGTTCTTGGTATGGGCATCCGGACGCATCAACACGATCGCCTTGGCGGCGTCGTTGTAATAGTCCAGCAGCTCCTGCTTGGGCCAACGAACCCAAGTGCGATCGTTGAGCAGGGTGTTTACTCGCTTGAGGATCGAGTCAACGGTAACGGTTGCCATGTGTGGGGTCCTTTAAAAAAATGAGTGCTTACGGGGAGGGTTGTGGAACTCGACCTGAGTCGGGGCACTGTGCTGCTTGCGGAAGCGGCCAGCACGGCGCCACCCTTCAACAAACTCGGCGCGGTGGTAACCCGCACGCTTGGGGTCAGACCAAGGGCGGTCTGGCTGGGCATAGAGCAGCGCGGCCACGCCATGGGCAATGGACTCGGCATGATCGGCGTAGAGCTGAGCCGGCAGCGTCTTGCTCCCTTTGAGCGGGGCAGCTGCAAACCAGACACGCACGTTGTCCAGGTCGGTCAGCACGCTGATCTCGTTGGTCGAGATTGCGAAGTAGTCACGCCCGCTGATAAAGGGCGCGCCACCCTCACCGGTCAGGTGCAGCACGTTGCAGGAGGTCAGGCCATCGGTATCGCATACCGTCTCCAGGCTCCCTGCTGATGCCGAGCGAATAAACCGGTCCAGGGTGATGAGCTCTGACTCGCGGCAGAAGGTAATGGCCGCCTCAGTGACGGCCTCCTCCAGCATGATCTCCAGCGGGCCAGTGATGTGCATCCTGACGGTTGGTAGGAACTGCTCACGCGGCACCATCTGCATGGTTAGCCCTCCAGGCTGGCAGCCAGCTTGGCTTTCAGCGCATTACGCACGCGCACCCGGTAATCGGGTACCTTCTCTTGCGGGCCCTGCGGCTCGATATCCAGATCTTCCCCCTCCACCAGGGTGGCCAGTTGAGCAGAGGTGAGCTTGGCCAGATCACGGTCACCGACAACCATGCTCTGCTCTTCGGCCTGGCGAGCTTCTTCCGCAGCCAGGCGCTCAGCCTCTTCAATCGCAGCCTGTTCCAGCGCTTCTTGTTGAGCCTTCACATCCCCCAGCTCTTCGGAACGGCGCCACACAGAGGGGAACTCCAGCAGTTGCATGGCGATGTGGCTCTCCACATCCACCGGCTTGTGACGAGGGAACACCAGGCGGGAACCGGTGACGGTGTCTTTCTTGCTCGGCTTGTCGCCGATGTAAACCACAGCAATCTTGTCGCTCACGGTTGTCTCTCCAATCCAGAAATAGAAACGCCCGGCACAGGGCCGGGCGCAGCATGATGGGCAGCCTTAGAGGTTGCCGATCACTTCGTAATGCAGTTTGAGCTTGACGGTACCGGTTGCGACACCGCCGCCCACCGTGAGAGTGAGATCCTGACCCTCATCGGTCACATAGTCATCCACGGGGATGTACTTGGCCACAGCAGCAACCGTGTTCTCGGCATTCACAATAGTGGTGGTACCGACCTTTACGGTCAGCGTGGTACTTGCACCCAGCGCGCCGGCAATCAGGGACACACCCACCACCTTGAGGTTCGGCTCCACCTTGTCACCAAACACAATCACATCACCGGCAGGCACGGCCGCCAGCTTGGCGATGAAGGTCGGGGAAATTGAAAGGTTGCCGAAGGTACCGACGAACCAGCGTCGGCAGGTGGCGATCAGGTTAATTTTGGCCATGATATGGTCCTTCTTTCAGACTTGAATGGGGTAAAGCGAGCCCAAGACTAGGGCTCGAATCGATTAGCGGCCTACCGGGCTCACTGCGGTATCCAGTGCCATGCAGCCATGATCCTGAACGTTGCCGTTCTTCTGCTTGAAGCGGATCTTCTGCAGACCGGACACCCAACGGATAGAGATCTCGTTCGAGTTGCCGTGGTCGGTCGGCTCTTGGTGCATGCCGAAAGAGCCGCCCTGCTCGCCAGAGCCGAAGGCATTAGCCAGTGCCTGGCCTCCTAGCAGTACGGCACGGTCGATCAGGGTGCCGGCAGTCTTGTCCACTTCCACGCCGGTCGTGGAGTTGGCCGCACACACCTTGACTGTGCTGCCTTGGTTGAAGCGGATAGGCATGCCCTTGTACTGCTTGACCAAGATGCCACGCCACATAGCACCTTCTCCGCGGAAGATGGGGTGGTTCCAGCCTTTGGCTCGTTCTGCCACGGCGGCCAGCATGGCGTTCCAGTCTTTACCGGAGCTGGATGTGTAGAAATCGTGCCACTGGCGCGGGGTAACGTAGAGCACATAGAGCGGCTCGCCACCGGACGGGTCGGCTACCATTCGGATCGGCTGGATGGGGTTGGCCATCTCCGCCAGGTAGAGCGCCATGTTGTCCACGCAACCGAGATTGAACCGATCAGCTGCATCAATGGCTTCGAAGGTAGTCGCATCCCCACCGAAGAAGTGGCGATCATAGGTCGGCGCAGTCAGCGGGTTGATCATGATCTCCGCAAACTCAGGATCATCCGCCAGTGGCAGGATGATATCGTGGGCAGCGTAGTCACCACGGGACCCAGCCAACTGAGCGAAGCCGCGTTGGTCAACCAGACGGCCGTAGTACCCATCCGCCAGCAGGGCACGAGCAGTTTTGATGAGATCGTGCTTGGTACGCTTTTGGCTCATCTTGCCGCCAGCATCCACACCATGGCGGGTCTGGCTGATTTTGAGCGAGAAGTCGGCGAAGGACATGCTTTCGAGGCGCCCGGCCAGCTTCTTGTCGCCCATGGTCGGACGGCCAGACAGTTGGTGGAACAGCTGCATGTCCACTTCATCGCCAGCACCCTTGCTGAGATCTGAGATACGAACAACGGGGGCGCCATGGTGAGTCTGCTTTCCGTCATTAATTTTCACGCCCTTCGGCGCCTCTTCAGTCAGCATGTTCACCAGCGACTGAGAACGGTTGGCAGACGTGAACAGTGCCGCCTGCAAAATCTTGTTGGCTTGCACCGAGGTGACTTGGGTCATGGTCCTCTCCTACATGAAAACAAAAACCCCGACACAGTGGTCGGGGTTGGCTTGTATAAACGGGTTGTTGGTTAGTACCCGGCCTGTTCCAGCAGCGCCTCCATTTGGGCTTCTGTCATGGCGCCCATCTCGCCGATAAGCTCGGCTTGAGACATGGCGCCATAGCGCTCCACTCCGGTTGGTGCTGCATGATGGGTCTGGCCGAGAGCCGAAGGGCTAGACGGGATAAAGTCAGCAGGCTTATCTGCTGCCTTGCTGGGTGCCTTGGCGGGCGGTGGAGCAGTATCCACAGCATCACCAAAGGCCAGCTTGGTGCGACGAGCAGCCTCTGCAAATCGCTCATCCAGTGACTTACCTTGCCACGTTGGATCAACCTGGAGCTTTTCATCAACGATGATGGCGAAGTCGAAGCGGTCTTGGTCCTTCTCCCGCCAGTCCACCAGGTCAGGTACCGCCTGCAGTGCGGCCTGCACCGGATTGGTGGCAGGTTGAACCGGTTGAGCAGCAGGCTGTTCCAGTCGATGGATCTTGTTGGCCATCGCTGTCAGGGCTTTACCGATTTCCGGGTAGTCCTGCGCCAGTTGCTCCACTTCTTGCAGGTCGAGCTGGTCCGGATCTGCATCGGGGTTAATCCCGTGCTTCTCCAGCAGCGCCTGCAACTTGTCCCGTTCGGCCTGAGACTGCTGCGAGTTGGCCAACTGCTCACGCAATACCTTGGCCTCATTGCGTGCCTGCTCCAGCACCTCATACGGGATGGTGTGTTGACCGCTCTTGGCCAGGATCACCTTCTCAGGCTCCGTGGCCACTTCACCTTCCTGATGGACGTTGGCTTGTTCGGTACCGGCTACTACTTCGACCGCCGACGGCGCGGTGTCTACGTCCTTTTCCTCGGTAGCAGTGCCATCACCTAGCTCGGTATCGGGCTCTCGCTCGATCTCGGCCAGCATGGCTTCCAGTTCATCCAGGCTTTCAGTCCCGGTCAGGTTGTCGATGTTCGTATCCATTGTTGTCCTCGTGGGTTTTCAGTGGGTGGTATCGCTGCCCAAGCGGGGGAATGCTCTCGGGGATAGCACTCCCCGGCTTGGGCTGGGCACAAAAAAACCCGGCACAATGGCCGGGTCTGGAAATGAAAAAGGCCCAATCTCGAGAGACTGGGCCATGTTGGGGAAATCCTAACGCTGGGCGGTGAGGAAAGCAACTATCAGAGAGTGATGGCGTCAATCTGCTGCTGAATGGTGTCCAGAAGCTGGGTTTGCAGGACTGCCTGCTCGGCCTGGATCCCCTCTTGCTCAGCAACCAGTAGCTCCATCTCCTGCAAGGTCTTGCCGGTCTGAGCCTGCTTGAGCGCATCCTCGAACCGGATAGAGTCGGTCAGCTTGGTTATGCGCTGGGCCTCCGCTTGCCACTTGGCGGCCTTACCCTCAAGCTCTGCCAGCTTTGCCTGCATCTCGCGCATGGCCAGCTCCTGCTCCATCTGTTGCTGCTGGGCCTGCTGTTCGGCGGCGGCGCGCTCCTCGTCGGTCATTTCCTCCGGATCCTTCTGGATGTTCAGCGCGTTGCGGATCCGCTCCACGAACTCGGCCTTGCGCGGTACATCCATCAGCTCGACCAGCAGGTCAAAGCATGCGCCGGCAGCCTCAGGCGGAAGTTGCGACATGGCCTGGGTCATCCGCTCGGCCAGTTGCTGCTTGTAGGCGGCAGTCTGCTGGATCGGCGCCAGTGCGATATGGGCCCGCAACCGTGTCACATCGTTGGTGAGCTTGCCGTCCTCCTGCTCCACGTTGATCACAACGGCCTTGCGGCGGCGCGGATCGTCGCGATTGACGGTAACCTTGTAGTTGCGCTTACTGGCCATGTCTTCCAGCAGATACGAGAGCGCCAACTGACCCACCTGCTGGCAGCCCATCCGGTAGTTGTCGTTGATCTCGGAGAGTGTGGTGGCCCCCTGCTCTACCAGGTTGCTGATAGCCACACCCGATTGACCGGTGGAGCCCTGCCCCAAGAAGGCTGCATAAACCCCCATGGTGTCCTGGATCAGCTTCACTGAATCCTGCATCACCTGGAACTGCTGGGCGGCGACGTTGAAGTCCTGCTCCACCTTGAAGGCATCACTCACGCTGGTCTTGTTCGCTCGGTCTGGATTGAGCTCGATATAGCCATCAGGGCGCTCTACCTGTTCCAGCACCTGATCCCGGCTCATGTTGGTGGCGTCCTTGTCCATGATGACGCGCTTGGCCTGCAGCAGGAAGGTGAGCTTGATACGGCGCAGGTTCACCTCGTCCTGCGCTGGCATCGCCCGGGCAATCAGGCCATACGGCTCGCCGGTGCGGTCTTTGCGGTAACCCCAGAACGGGACCAGCGGATACATGTTGTGAGGGGCTGTGCAGGGTCGGTCCACCAGATGATGGGGGCCGACGAACCAGGACTCGCGGATCACGGCCACCGGGCAGCGTTCCAGCTTGGCGCGCCCCATGGCCACAGCAGCCAGGTGCAGCTGATTGGTCTTGTCATACTCCAGCGCCCGGCCAGAGTCGAGCATCAGCACCTGACGCATGGTGTAGGTGCGGTAGTAGACCACCTGCAGCAACACACGATCCCGATTGCGACTGCACCACTCGACCTGTTTGCGGTCGAAGTGTCCCCACTCCTCAAAGGCGCTGGCAAGGTTGGGGTCCATCCCTTCTATGGTGTTGAGGCTGACAAACCCGTCCCAGTCGTTCACCCCCCAGGTGAGTGCCTCGACCTTGCTTGGGAACATGGTCTTTGCCTCATCCAGATCCACCCAGCGGCGGCGCATCAACCATCTGTTATCACTAAAATCGGGCTCACGGCTATGCCAATCCCAATAAACCTCGTCTCGCGGCACATTGCTGAACCGGTAGCGTGGGCCGAAAGGGTCATCATTGCGGCGCACCTCCACCCAGCCGATGCCAGTCTTGATCTGACCTGCGTAGGCTTCCCCCCGGGCGCGATCCAATCCACCAAGCCGGCACATGTCGGCGTATTCCGCATTGACGGCCTCGGCCATCTGTTCCAGCTCATCATCATGGTCGTCGGCAATGACCATCAGATCGGTGCGGCTCTTGGCCTCCATGCCCAGCACACCGTCAATGGTGGGGGCGATCAGGTTGTGAATGGTGATGGGCTGCCCGCGCTCCTCGAGCACCTTGACGACCTCGGGCGGCAGCTGGTCACCGTCATAGTAGGCGCACGCTCTGTTCGCCATGGTGCGCCAATCTGGCTGGCCATCAATGTCGCTCATCAGGTTGAGCAGGCGTGAGGTATCGAAGCCTCCCTGTTCGGGGGCCTTGCGTTGGGTCTGGTTCATCAGTTGGCCATCCAGTGCTTGGGTTTACGGGTGGTTTCGGATTTGACGATGCGGGCAGGCATGCGGGCTCGCATCTCTTGGGCGATCATGTAGCTCATCAACTGGTCGTCGTAACAACCGGTCTGGGCGTTCATGCTGCCGCTTTTGTCGTAGACGTAGGTGGTTGCCTCGTGAATTGTGCCTATCCAGCGGATCCCGGACTGGCCGGCACGCATCAGGTCTTTGAGGCCATCAACCACGATCGGCTTGGATTGCCGGGTTGTGAGCCAGCCAAGGCGCGGCGTCTCGTCGTCGCGGTCCCGGTCGATGTATTCCTGGGCATAGATGCGGCGCACCGGGTAGTGATCCCGCAGGGCCAGCAACACGGCGTGGCCGTGGTTGTTTCGCTCTGGGCCAATGAAGGCTGGGCCATGCTCGGCGGTGCCGTACAACTTGCCCACATGTGCTAGCAGTTGGGCAAACAGCCCGGGATCCAGGTGCCCGAACCAGTGGGCCACCTGCCGGCCGTCACTCTTGGCCACAACGTCAAAGGATGAACGGTCACCATGTTCCAGACCTTCAGCCACATCGGCGCCGATGGCGTAATCCTCGTCGGGATCTGGCAGCTCCCAGACCAGCAGCATGTTCTCGAGCGAGCGCTGTCCCTGCTCGTCCAACTTCTCCGGCTTGCGAGCCTTCTCGCGCCTGCCGGTAACCGGGTCCATGTCATAGACGATGAGCGGGGCCATGCAGTCGCCCTCTGCCTCCATCGTAACGATGGGGTCGAATACCCTACGCCCAGAGGTCAGAAACGCCTCCAGCGGCGTGCTGGGGAACTCCTGTTTCATCTCTGCGCCCTGGTTCGCCTCCTTGAGTACGTACCACTGGCGCTGTTCGTCGCTGATGGTGCAACCCATCGCCTTCTCGACAGCGGCGAAATACTCGGCTTGGGTCTTGCTCATCACCACGCCAGACGCGGGAACGTCGGCGCGATACTTGGGGTCTTGCCACCAGGCGAAGAAATGAAACTTCCAGTCGAGCTGGCTCAGCTCACCAGAGGCTCGCGCCAGCTCCAGAGACTTCATGCTCATGCTGTGAAAGTCGCCGCCCACCCCTTCCGCTGTGCTCTCGATAAAGGCGATCGCCCCAGGGTGAATGGCGTTGAGGGTACCGGTGCGCACCTCCTTGGCCTTCTCGGGGTACTTGGCGCAGATCTTCCCGTGCTCGGAGACATGCAGGCGCTGGACGGTACCGGACCGGAAGGAGGTGGCCACCTGGATGCTGGAGCCATGCCGAAACAGAATATGGCCGCCGTTCGCACCGCCGCGCCGGGTCACCACCTTGAACTGGGCCTTGAGCCAGCCCGGCAGGTTATCGAAGGGCACTTCAATCTTGGTGCGGTATATCTCGCCGGCCGCCGTCAGATCCTGAGCGATGATCCCGCACTTGAGGTTGTTGTTGAACAGCGCCTCGTCCAGCAGGTAGATGTCGATGGCCGTGGAGAACCCGAGCTGACGCGCCTTGAGGACGATGTTCAGGTACCACATGGTCCGGAACAGCAGCTCCTGCGCCGGGCGCAACCGGAAGCGCACCAGCTTGCCCTGCTCATTCTCGATCATGTAGAGGTTGTTCATCCGCCACCACTTGTCGCTGAGCTTCGAACGGATGTAGGCCATCTGCTCCTGCTCAGTCATGGCGGAGGTATCGATGGCGTCACTCACGACATCAGCCCCCCAGTCCCCATCCCCTGCAGCTCTGTGACCATCTCGCTGACCGGAGTAGCCTCGCTGCCGCCATCCTTCTCCAGCCTGTCGGCTTCGGCGGTCAGCTTGCGGGCTGCAGCCCGGATGCGCCGAGTATCTTCCTCAATCTTCGGCACGCTCACCTCGTCGATCCGTAGGGCACTCAGGGTCCGCTCGATAGACTCAATCCGCTGGATGTTGCGGTCGAGGGCCTGCTCGGCTTTCAGGATCTTGTCGTAGAGCGCAATGCGGTCAGCCATCTCGCTGGCTGTGGCCAGGTCCTGCTGCAGCCCCTTGAGCAGCTTGGTGACGGAGATGACACGAGCTCGGGTGAAGTCGAGCTCGTCCCGCAGTCTCAGCTCGCGGGCCTCGTCGAACAACTCCTGTGAGTCGAGGAACTTGGCATAGCCGCCGTGGGTCAATGCCGGCCGGTCGCCGGGATTCCACTGGTTGGGCGGGTTGGGATTGCCAGGGTTCCCCTCGATGAAGCGGCCACCATTGTCACGGCCGTTGGTTTTCGCATCCTGGCCTGAGTCAGCTGGGGTCTGAGTGGATGAGGATGACCTTCCCCCTCTTCCTTCTCCCCCTTTGGTCTTGGCCTCATTCCCCTTGGGTTGCGCACTTTGCGCAGATTGCGCAGTTTTGCGCACTTCTGGATGCGCAGATTGCGCAGCTACGCGAGATTTATCGGGTTGCGCAGGGGATTGCCCCCGAGATTTCAAATAGCGACGCGCCGAGTTGTAGTTAAGGCCGCGGCTATCGCACCAGTCTTTCGCACTGATGCCGGTCGCTTCATGCTCCTGCAGGAATTCTGCATTGAGCTCTGCCCAGTCGGTCTTTGCCATTTAGAGAGATAGCTCGCCTTCAACGATGGTGTCACCAGGTACCGGCTTGTGAGTAGCCGGTACCACAACGGAAACACCGGAGGAAAGAACAACCAGGGCCTCGCCTCCGTCGTAGTGCTCTACGCTGGCGATCACCCCAGTCACGTCGATACCGTTTATCACTTCACTGCTCCAGTTCATCTGCATCACCTTCTCCCCTTCCCCAGAAAGACAAACCCCGCCGTTATGGGCGGGGTTTCATGGTTGCGGTGCGCAGGGAGTCATAGGCTCGTTCACAGGCTAGTCCTGATGCTCGAGCTCTGTCATACGCTGCTGCCAGCTCACCCGCTCTTTCGTCAGCCCGGCTGAGCAGGTCGGCGAGCACCATTGCAGGCTGTTCGGCTGCCTGGCCTCCTTGGGCAGTGCCGGAATAGCTGGCGCACTGACTTGCTCGGGCTGCCAGGCGGCGGGCTTGCTCACGCAGCCGGCCAGACTCAAGGCCAGCAGTAGCGGCATCAGCTTGTGCTTGGGCGATTTGTTCTTGTGCATGGTCTCTCACCTCATCGATTTCTGCCTGGCGGCGCAGCTCTTCTTCCCGGGCCTCCAGCTCTGCCTTGGTCCTGGCCGTGGCCAGACGGGTAGCCTCTTCATCCCACTTCGCCTGCCAGGTCTTGCGCTCCCCTTCCTTCCCATCGGCTTGACCGGACCAGTAGAGCGCCCCCCCACCACCGGCCAGGGCGGCTATCACCAGGGCGCCGGCCAGGAACGGCAACGCCCTGCTTTGCGGAGTCGTCACCATCACTCCCCCTTGCACTTAGCATTGAGGCGCAGCCGGTCTTTCCACAGCCCGGGACATACCCGGTTCCCGGGTGCCGAGCAGTCTTGGTTGCCAGCACGCTTGAACAGCAGGATCGCCTCACAGGCCCCTGGGTAGTCGCCAACGTTCAGGCGCTTCACGATGGTGGAGCGACAGAAGGCCCCAGGGCCGATGTTGTGGGAGAGCTCGACATAGGCGTCGAACTCATACTGATGGAGGGGAGCCTGGATGCAGGCCTTGAGGGAATCCTCGAACACCCGCACCTCCCGAAGGCTCCTGTTCACCGCAGCGACGGGCGTGATGGTGTCACCCATCTTGACCCCCTCGGTGCTCCCAAAGCCGATAGTGGGGAGCTTGGTACCGTGTACCGGGTCGGGGTAAGCCGTTGGTTCAAACCCCTCCCGATTCAGGAGCCCCACAAAGCCCGCTGCACTCAGGCTGAGCGCGGCAATGGCAATGCGGACCTTGTTCATTCTGCACCTCCCTGCTGGCGGCGTGGCTTGATGATATTCGACCAGATGAACCAGCCCATCTGAACCGCTATCCACATCAACGTGGCAGCCAGCACCCAGTCATTGAGCGAGTACCCGGCCAGCGTCATGCCGGACACCACTACCGGCGGTGCGCTCTTTGCCACCCCCGCAGCGGCCGCAGCCGTCGCGAGCTCTTCTTCTTTCCCCATGCATCGCCCCTCCAGAAACGACAAAGCCCGCACGAGGCGGGCCAGAAACGAAAAAGGCCAGAGTCGGTGAGACTCTGACCATGATGGGTAGATGCTAACGCTCCAAAGCAGAACTTTCAACAGATACAGGGGGACACCGAACTAGCAACTACAGCAGCAGAGACGGATCCAGCTCCTTCCACTGCACAAGCTCTGTTGGTTTAAAACCGACAGTAGTTGCTCTCTGTTCTAAGTCATAGCTCAGCAACATACTCACCTTTTTCCCTCCCTTCTCGAGGACATAGTGATCTGTACCACCTTTCTTGCGATTTATAAGCCTGTAAGGTGGGAGGGAGTTTGCAGGTACACCAAACTTGGCTCTTACATCGGAGCGCAACATAACACTCCAGAGAGGAGAAGGTACCTCATTAGGGAATACATACTTATCATCCCCCTCTCTAATCAGCTCAAGATCGACCTCGATGAGTTTTCTCGACACTCGGTCAAATGTCAAAAACACCCCTTCCTTTGCCATGTTCAGCGTAATATACGGACTACCTGAATCCCCTTTTGGCTTCGTCTTATAGGGTATCATCTCGGCTTCGAGCATGGCCTCATATGTGAGTCCAAGGCCATTGATTAAAGCTTTAGCATCCACCGTCATTTGTACCACCCCTGTTCTTTATTCACTTGGTGCATTTCCTGCCTTGCCCGCTCGATTTCAGCATTGTCATACCCTTCATCCAGCAAACACTTCTTAACCATATCAAAGTTGCTGTCTACGGCTTTTTTTAAGTCCTTCGAGTCTTTTTCAATCTGCGAAGAGGTATTCCTTCCACCATAGGTTTCACTACATTTCTGGTGAACCGAGGCAGGAATTATTAAGGCTGCAACATCCTTCTTAAGCCCTCCTATTTCTGAGGATGTTAACCCCGGAAAGGTCTCAAGCAAATAGCGCTCAATCGCCGCTGCTGATGGCATGTGATCAGCATGAGTGCCTGCCCTTGGTCTCCCCTGAAATCCTCTGTAGGTATCGACTTCCAGTAATTTCACCGGCGGCTTGCTGAAAACCAGATATAGCGGTGGAACCCCTGATGATGCAGGGAAGGTTATGATGCAATCTTCCAGGTCATCCCCGCTGGCCGGGAATGTTTCAAGCTCTGCATCAGGGGCTTCGGGGATGGGGCGAACCAAAATGTTCGATACCTCCATGCCATCCCGCTCCGGATAGTAACTGCTGGCATCCGGCACTTCGCCACTGCTATCCGGGTACCAGGTCAACGTCGGTCCGCCCGGAACTGCTGCCACCAGTGTGCTCCCCTCATGCCGGGCTTGCACGATTGGCACTGAATCCATTCCAGAGGCGGCGCTGGTATGAATCCCATACACCTGCATCCGCCCCTGTTCATCCTCAATGAATCTGAAACGGACCCGCGTGGCAGCCCGGCTCATGGCCTGCAACTGCGCATCCGTGTAGAGCGTTCCATCACCTAAGTCTGATGGCCAAAATGCCATCAGAAACGCCCCTGAGGCGGCCCCACTAGAACGCAGAGCCCAGGCCCCTAATTCACTTGGCAAGGCGCCAGATATTCTCCCAAGTGCGATTTCTGTTGTCGCACTTGCGGTTGTGGCTCCAGACATCAGCATCTCCTCACTTGGCTTTAGATGGCATTGGAGCCAGTACCACGGCTCTACCGAACATCGCGAGAGGCTCTGCACTTGTAGCCGCCTCAATGGTTGTCGGCGGCACCGAGCTAGACTTCGCGAAAATGAATGGGGTTGCTTTCTCTACCACCACTGGCTTGAAGCTGGATTCAACCTTCTCGAACTGATCGCCAACTATCACAGTTCCCGAACCGATGATCACCCCACCACAGTCAACAGAGCCACCTGTGATGGCCAGGGGCTTACCGTTCACGAATACTGTTGATGAGCCTGATGCGATCTTGCGAGGGTGCGGCGGATGGTTCGGCTTGTCATGTGGGGCCAGTGGGTCCCCGACCCTAGCGGCGGGGATGCCATCGATGAAAACGTCAGGAGAACCGGCCGTTATGGGCGTAGGATGAAAACCTTCATGGTCGGTTCCTATGTTACCGACCTTGGCTGCATGCTTAGACATAATATGACTCAGGTGATGCTACTACGTGGCATGCTGATCTTGTTCAAAGCATACCGAGATTGCCCAAAAATGGAAAAGGCCAGGATCATATTGACCCCTGGCCATTCTGAGCAGAAGTAGCAAGGATTCAACCGGCAATTTCACCAGTTGTTTTTTGATAGTGATTGTGCCTTGAACTCAGTCCCCGCTTCACCACCTGTATCAGCGAACTCCCCGAGGTGAAGGCATAGCCTTGTAAAGGCGGGACGGATACGAAAAAGCCGGGCTCAAAAGGATTCCGGCTATGATTGGGCGTTTTTGTGCCACTCAACTACAAATAGCAAGCAATCGCAGATATTGGCGGACGTCGGATCATTGACGATCTGAATTTCTCAGCATCCGCCCCATCCCCGCCAGCGCTGCTGACTTTACATCGGTGTTACCCAGCTTCGAACTATCTTCCAGCGCATTCACCAGCTGATGTTCGTCAATCAGGCCACTTTCTCCTATGGCGAGCAGTGCCGCACATTTCACATCCGTATTTCCATGCTGAACACCAGCCAGCAGACTCTGTACCAATCGTTCCTTGTTCGTCATATTCCTACCTCGTCCTTATGTTTACTTGACCTTCCGATACCGCTCTACCTGTTGCAGGAAGTAGGCCTGCATCTCCCCCTTGTAGTTCCCAGCTTCACTCTCGGCTGGCACCTTGATCTCGGGGTTCCGCTCCTTCCACACCGCATAGGCGGCGGCCTTCTCTACCTCGACCTTCTCCTGCTCTTCTTTCGGCAGGGTGCACAGATTGAATGACATTGGCGGCTCCACGCATAGGGGGCTTGCCGATATTACCTGAATCCGGAGCCAATCGCTCCACGGTGATCTTCACCACGGGCATCGCTATACTGTGTTTATATACAGCCTTGTGAGCCAAAACTATGTTTGCAGTTCCTGACCTCGACGCTCCGGCGTTAGAAATCCCCTTGTTCCTCTCCCCTGCCGCCTGTGGCTTCCCGTCCCCCGCTCAGGACTATGTGGAACAGACCATCGACCTGAACCAGCTCTGCATCGCGCACCCGGCGGCCACCTACTTCGTGCGGGCGGCCGGTGACAGCATGGTGGAGCACGGGATCCGCGATGGCGACCTGCTGATCGTGGACCGCAGCCGCAAGGCGCGTCACGGCAGCGTGGTGGTCGCCGCGATCGATGGCGAGTTCACTGTGAAGGAGCTACAGCTTGATCCCATGGTAGCCTTGCTCCCCGGCAACCCTGCCTATCGCCCCATCCATTTCAGTGAAGGGCAGGAACTGGAAATCTTCGGGGTGGTGACCGGCGTCGTACACCTGATGCCAACACCATGAACAAACACTGCGCCGTTGCCCTGGTCGATGTGAACAACTTCTACGCCTCCTGTGAGCGACTGTTCCGCCCTGACCTCAAGGGGATGCCGATCGTCGTACTCTCCAACAACGATGGCTGTGTGGTTGCCCGCTCGGCAGAGGCCAAAAGGTTGGGGATCAAGATGGGCGTGCCCTACTTCCAAATCCGCCAGTTCTTCGAGGCCATGGGTGGGGTATGGTTCAGCTCCAACTACGCCCTCTACGGTGACATGTCGAGTCGTGTGATGAGCATCCTGGAGGGGATGGCCCCGGCGGTGGAGGTCTACAGCATCGACGAGGCGTTTATCGAGTTGAGCGAGAGCTGGGCTGGCGACCTGGTGACTTATGGCCGCCAAGTCCGCGAACGGGTGCAGCAGTGGACCGGCCTCACCGTCGGAGTCGGCATTGCGCCAACAAAGACCCTGGCCAAGCTGGCGAACTACGCCGCCAAGAAGTGGCCGGCCACCGGCGGAGTGGTAGATCTGCGGGATGAAGCGCGACGCGCCAAGCTCATGGCGATCACCCCGGTGGACGAGATATGGGGTATCGGCCGGCGGCTGTCGGCCAAGTTAGAGACTCAGGGCATCAAGACGGTGGCGGAACTGGTCGCTGCTGACCCCAAGAGCCTGCGCCGCCGGTATGGCGTAGTCGTGGAGCGCACCGTGCAGGAGCTGCGGGGGATCCCCTGCGCCGAGTTGGAGCAAGAGGCCCAGGCCAAACAGCAGATCATCTGCAGCCGGAGCTTCGGCGAGCGCATCACCCAGATCGGCCCCATGCACCAGGCGCTGGCCGGCTACATGGAGCGGGCGGCCGAGAAGCTCCGGGCAGAAGGGATGTGCTGCCGCCATGTGACGCTGTTCATTCGTACCAGCCCGTTCAGCGACCGGGAGCCCTATTACGGCAACCAGGTG